CAAAAGCCGTAGAAAGTGTGAGAACCAGGTTGTCAAAAGGCGAAACTGTGATGGGCGAATTAGACCATCCAGAAGAACTACAGATCAATCTAGACAGAGTCAGTCATATTATAACAGATATGCATACAGATGACTCAAATGGTTTAGGAAAATTAAAGATCATAGAGACACCGATGGGTAATATTGCGAAAGCATTGTTAACCTCAGGCGCAAAACTTGGCGTATCCAGTCGAGGATCAGGAAACGTAAACGAAAGTGGTAAAGTTTCTGACTTCGATATAGTAACAGTGGACATTGTGGCACAACCAAGTGCCCCTGATGCCTACCCAAAGACTATCTATGAAAGTTTATATAACATGAGAGGCGGTGCGGTATTACATGATATCGCGGCGTCTGTTACACACGATAAAAGTGCAGAAAAACACTTAATGAACGAAATCACGCGATTCATTAAGGAATTAAAACTATAGAAGTAGGAGAACTACAATGGCAGTGACATTTAATGACCTACTTGAAGGAACAGACTTAACAGAAGAAGTTAAGACAGGACTTCAAGAAGCATGGGAATCTAAAATCTCTGAAGCAAGAGAAGAACTCACTGCGGAACTTAGAGAAGAGTTTGCACAACGATACGAGCATGATAAGTCTCAAATCGTTGAAGCAGTAGATAACTTTATCTCAGAAAAAGTTGAAGCAGAGATTTCTCAGATTGCTGAGGAAAAAGACGCCCTAGCAAATGACAGAGTCAAATATCACAAAGCCATTAGTGAACATGCTAAACTACTTGACAAGTTTGTAACTCATGCAGTTGCAAATGAAGTAAGAGAACTTCGTGCAGATAGATCAAAAGTAAGTGAACACGTTGAAAAACTTGATGAGTTCGTAACAGAACAACTTGCTGGAGAACTAGCAGAATTCCACGAAGATAAAAAATCTTTAGTTGAGCAAAAAGTCAAAATGGTAACAGAAGGTAAGAAACAACTTGCTGAGTCAAAAGCAGACTTTATTAAGAAAGCGGCTGACAAAGTAGAAGGCGTTGTAAACAACGTCATCTCGAAAGAAGTTAAATCATTCCGTGATGACATAACTAAGGCTCGTGAGAACGACTTCGGTCGAAGAATTTTTGAAGCATTTGCTAACGAATATGGTAGTAGTTACCTAAACGAAAGCAAAGATCTTAAGAATTTACAGAAACAAATAGCCGAAATGGAAAATACTATTAACGAAACAAACGAAAAAGTTGCGAAAGAAATTGAAGCAGGGAAACTTGTTGAATCACAACTTAAGGTTGCAGAAGATCGATTCGAAAGAAAAGAGAAACTAACAGAGTTAATGGCACCATTAGGCAAAGAAAAGAAAGAAATCATGTCAGATTTACTTGAAAGTGTTAAAACAGATAACTTAGAGAAGCAATTTAATAAGTATCTTCCATCTGTATTAGATGGTGAGACACCAAGAGCGAAGAAGACATTGTCAGAATCAGTGGTAAAGAAAGAACACACTGGTGATAAGGCAACTGTTCAAACAGCAAATGCCAATGACGAAACTGATGTCGTCGAAATAGACGTCCTCAGAAAATTAGCCGGACTTTCAAAATAATTAGGAGTATTTAAAATGGCAGATTTATTTGAAAGCAACTGGTCCGCAACCAAGGAGGCTCTTTTAGAAGGACTTTCTGGAAACAGAAAAACTTCATTGGACGTCGTTCTCGAAAATAGCAAGAGCTATTTGAACGAGGCGGCTACAGCAGGGGCAACTGGTGCAGGTTCAGTAGCAACATTAAACAAAGTAATGTTACCGTTAATCAGAAGGGTTATGCCTTCAGTTATCGCTAACGAGCTCGTAGGGGTTCAACCTATGAGTGGTCCAGTTGGACAAATTCACACACTAAGAGTCCGTTATGCGGAAACTGGTGGTGGAGCAAGTGCAGGTGACGAGGCGTTAAGTCCTTTCGTTCTTGCAAATTCTTATGCAGGATCTCCAGATGCTACAGCGGCGGCTGAAGGTATTGCAGGAAGAAAAATGTCAATCCAAATCTTAAAAGAAACTGTCGAAGCAAAGACAAGACGTTTAAGTGCTAGATGGACATTTGAAGCGGCACAAGATGCAGAAGCAATGCACGGCGTAGACGTAGAAGCAGAAATTATGCAGGCTCTAGCACAAGAGATCGTAGTTGAAATCGACCAAGAAATTATCGGTTCACTAAGAACTCTAGCAGGATCTGGAACTGCTTTAGACTTTAACAGTTTAGCATCCGCTTACACACCTTCATACGTAGGTGACAGACATGCATTATTGGCAATTGAGATCAATAGAGCGGCTAACAGAATCGCGGCTAGAACAAGACGTGGTGCTGGTAACTATATCGTTGTATCTCCAGAAGCACTTACAGTATTACAAAGTGCATCTACATCAACATTTGCTAGAACAACAGAAGGTTCATTTGAAGCACCTACAAACACTAAGTTTGTTGGAACTTTAAACGGAACAATCAGAGTATTTGCTGATAACTATGCGGCTGACGGAACTAAAGTTCTTGTTGGTTACAAAGGATCAAGCGAAACTGATGCTCCGGCATTCTATTGTCCTTACATCCCATTAATGAGCACAGGACCAGTTATGGATCCTAGCACATTTGAACCAGTAGTAAGTTTTATGACCAGATACGGTTATAAAGAACTTACAAATACTGCAAGTTCATTGGGTAACGCGGCAGATTACGTTGACGCAATCACATTGTCAAACGTTGCATTCCAGTAAGAATTACTTTACAGGATAAAATTAAAGCACA